AACAAAAACTAGAAGAAAATGACTGAAAAAGAATTAATTGAATTTGGATTTAAGAAAGAGATTATAACTGACTCAGAAAGTCAGAACGGTTATGACTATCATTACTATACACTTGAAATAATTCAAGATCTGGTATTAGTTAGTTCTGAAAGTGATGAGATAGAAGATGATGAGTGGGGTGTATTCTTTTCTGACTCAGATTGTGAGATCTGGGATCCAAAATTATTAAAAGAACTAATAGATGTTTTCAGCAAAATTAAAGGTTGAGAATGGAAAGCTAGTTTATCCTAGAAAAATGGACAAAGTAGCTTTCCAGTTATTTTTAGAAAAACTTTCTGAAGGTCAGGAAGTTGATGTATATATGTCACTATCAGATAAAAAAGGTAGTGGTGCACAAATATCTAAAGTGCATAAGTGCATAAGAGAGTTGGCCAAAGAAAGTGGTTATAGCTTTGATGATATGAAAAAACTAGTTAAAGAACAAGCAGGATTATTAGTTGATAATAACTATAAGTCTTTTGCTGAATGTGATAAGAATGAGCTAAGTTTAGCTATTCAAGCTTGTTTAGAAATTGGTGATTACTATAACGTTAATCTTCACTAGGTGGTTTAGGTGGTTCATAGCCTTCATCACCAGGAAGTAAAATTTCTTTCTCTTCTAATTTATCTTGTGCATTAGCTTGAGATTCAATTTCAGCTAAAAGTAAAGCAGTAGTATAGAAAGCTCTTTGTGTATTATCTAAGTCTTCAAACTTAGATGTCATAATTTCTTTGAGCTTTTCTGTAGGATCATTTTCATATTCTAATTGTGTTACGATCCAATGTGACAATGTTTTGACCATTAAGTAGTAAGATTTATTTACCTTAATATCAATTACCGCGTCATCTTTTATTTCTTTTACTTTTGCTGGCATAAAACAAATATATGGAAAATATTAATATAGCAGAAATTAAACAAAAAATGTTTGACAAGCTTGAAGGTAGCGGATGGCAACCAGCTTTTAAACATTATATATTTAGCACAGAGTTTGTAAATGCAATTTTACAGTTACACAAAGAATCAACAGAAGGTAGAAGATTTACTCCCCCTTTGAAAAATATATTTAAAGCATTTGAAGAATGTTCATTTGATAAACTTAGAGTTGTAATGATAGGTCAAGATCCTTATCCGCAGCTTGGTGTTGCAGATGGTATTGCATTTAGTTGTAGTAATAATGATAAGCCACAGCCTTCATTAAGATATATTTTTGATGAATTAGAAAGAGAGTTCCCAGCATATAGAAGTAATGATCTATTATATAACCCATTAGACTTAAAAAGATGGAGTAATCAAGGTATATTGATGCTTAATACTGCATTAACTTGTCAAATAGGTAAAATAGGATCTCATTATGATATCTGGAAAACCTTTACAGCACATTTACTTACATATCTAAATGATAATCATACAGGTATAATATATGTCTTTATGGGTAAAAAAGCTGAAGAGTGGTCAGATTTAATTAATGAAAAATTTAATTATAAATTTAATGTTCCACATCCAGCATCAGCTGCATATAAAGGTGGTAAATGGGACTCAAAACATGTATTTAGAGAAATAAATAAAATCTTATACGATAATACTAAAAAACAAATAATCTGGTGATGAAAGAAATATTTGATAAGTTAGTTAAGAATGAACTAACACCTAATAGTTTTTATGTTTTACATTGCATAAAAGAGAAGATTGTTCCTAATAAGTTTGTAAATAAATCTTTAGAAGTTAAAAGACTTCAGCAGGAAGGATGGCTTAAAGAAAATTTGGATTTAACTAGTAAAAGTCTTATCTTTATAGAAGAAATAGAGGGTTACTTTAAAAAATCTAAAAAGAAAAGTGCAAAGGCAATAATGGGAGATGATTTTATTGTATGTATAAAATCATATAATAATATTTTTCCCTCTAAAAAACTTGGAAGTGGTAAGTATGCAAGAGTAAATGCAAAAAATCTAGAGTCAGGTTTTAGATGGTTTTTTGAAAACTTTAACTATAGCTGGGAAATAATTTATAAAGCAACTAATAAGTATGTAAAAGATTATGAGTTGCAAAATTATGATTACATGAGGACCAGTCAATATTTTATTAGAAAACAAAATGTAGACAAGACTTGGGAGTCTGATTTAGCTAACTATTGTGAAATAGTTAGTGCTAAAGACTATCAAGATACTGTTTACTTTAAAGACAACGTAGATTAATGTCTGATTACACAAATGCTAGACCTCTTAAACCCGTAAGTGAGAGAGAATCTTTACATAAAGCACTTGTAAAGATGAAAGCAAGAAGACAAGGTACTTTAAAGTCATTAGAAACTGCATGGGATAAATTTAACGATGCATTTTGTGATGGCTTAGAATGGAGAACAATAACAATTGTTGGAGCTAGACCAGGTACAGGTAAAACTTTATTTATGGAACAGCTTGTTAGTGATGTTATTGAAAAAAATCCAAATGAAGACTTTAGAGTTTTAAAGTTTCAAATGGAAATGGTAGATGAAACAAATGGTATAAGAAAGTTTAGTTTAAAAACTGGACAAGATTATAATACATTAATGAGTAAGGGTGGTAATAAAATTGACAAAGATATTTGGAATAAATGTGTTGATTATTATAAGAATGGTGAAAATAATGATATTGTAAATGTTGTTTATGATGCTTGTACTGTTGATGAGTTTGTAGCTACTGTAAAATATGAGCAGGAACGTTTTAAAAAAGATGGAGTTTATCCTAATATGTTAGTGACTATAGATCACTCAGCTTTATTTAAAGTTGGTAAATATGAGAGAGATAAATTTCAAATGCTAGGTAATCTTGGTGAAGCTTTAACAGATCTTAAAAAGAAATACCCTATTGCTTTTGTAGTTCTTAGTCAGCTAAATAGAAATATAGATGACCCAAGAAGATCTGAAGATGGTAGTTATGGAAACTATGTACTTGATTCAGATATATATGGATCAGATGCTTTATATCAGCACTGTGATGTATGTATAGGTATTAATAAACCTTCTATAAGAAAGATAAGACAATATGGTCCAGAAAAGTTTGTTATTGAAGATCCTGAGACACTAGTATTTCATTGGCTAAAGTCTAGGAATGGTGAAACTAAAATTAGTTTTTTCAAACTAGATAGAAAGATAATGAGAATTGTAGAAATGGCTGTTCCAGCTCAAGGTATAAAAATATCAATTAAATAAGTATGAATATAAGAAAAGAAAAAGAGAAAGAGTTCTTTGTTGAACACATGGGTAAATTTAAAAAAGCAAAAGTTGCTGACCCGTTTTTTACAATCAAAACAGCCTTCTTTAAAAAAGGTAAGTATGGTAGACAAGTACAATTCTTTGAATGGGAGTTAGACAAAGCTCAAGATATATATATTGAGTTCTATGATAATGTTTATGATGATAATGGCGTTCTAAAAAATGTTATTCCTATGAATGAAAATAGGGCGTTATTTAAACATAAGCATAATCCTTTTTATAAAGAAGAGTATGAATTAAAAGAGAGTACTAACTCTCAGGGTAATGCATATAGTAGTTATGTTATTTCTGTATCTGAGTTAACAGCTGTGTTAGATAATGGTACTGAGGTTACATATAATGAATGGGAAAAGTTACAGGAAGAAAAGGAAAAGTCTGCACCTAAAGAGCAAAATACTTTATCTATATTTCCTGACTTTGAAGGAGAAAAAGAGTCTGAAAGCAAAGTAGAAGATGCACCTTGGTATGATAACGATATTGAGAAGTATTTAGATACAATTGCAAAACAGCTAGAAAGAATAGCAAACATATTAGAAACCAAAAATAAATAAAATGACATATGAGTAAAGAAGAAGAAAATTTAACATTAACAATTTTAGATTTTGAGACAGGTGAGGTAAATATTTATACTGGCCTGACAAAAGATGATGATGCAGACCTTTTTGTACAAGAATATAACCATAGTTCAACTCAATGGATGGTTGGCAAAGGAACTGTAAACATTAAACCTTTTAAAAAAAATAACGATGAAATTAGTAATTAAATATCCACCTGAGTATAAGACTCCAATACGTATTGAAGAAGCAGAAGACTTAGAAGAAGCATGGGATAGAGAAGATGAAGTAAAACAAGGATTTGGTCAAGCACTTATTCTGACTGATAAACAATGGGAAGAACTAAGATTAATATGCCAAATAGATTCTTTTGACAAAAAATAAATAAATATGAGCATAGTACTTCCAACTAAAAAAGTAAAAGCTGTACAAGTTAATCCTAAAAGATTAATCATATACAGTAAACCGAAAGCTGGTAAAACAACTGCTTTTTCTATGTTAGATGATAATCTAATATTAGATTTAGAAAGTGGTAGTGGTTATGTAGATGCATTAAAGGTTGATATTCCTGATCTTAAAACTTTACTAGACACTGGTAAAGCAATTAAAGATGCTGGTAAACCTTATAAGTATGTAACAGTAGATACTGTAACTGCATTAGAAGGTATGATAATGCCATTAGCTGTAAAGCTTTACAAAGCAACACCTATGGGTAAAAACTATAGTGGTGCTGATGTAACTACACTACCAAATGGTGCAGGTTATTTATATATTCGTCAAGCTTTCTTTCAAGTTTTAGATTTTATTGATACCTTAGCTGACACAGTTATTTTATCTGGTCACATAAAAGACAAGGTAGTTGATGATAAAGGAGACATGGTTATGTCTGCTAACATTGATCTCACTGGTAAAATAAAATCATTAATTTGTGCTAATGCTGATGCAATTGGTTACTTGTATAGAAAGGGTAACAAAGCGGTGCTGTCATTTAAAACTACTGATGATGTCACTTGTGGAGCTAGACCCGAACACTTAAGAGATCAAGAAATTGTTCTGACTGAAATGAATGAAGATGTCCTTGAATGTAATTGGGACAAAATTTTTGTATAATAAATTAAATTAAAAACAAATGGGATTAAGTACAACTGATCTAGGAACAGGCAAATCTGGACTGCCTAAAACAATCAATCCAGGAAATCATGAGTTAAAGATTAATAACATTAAACTTGAAGAGTTTAAATTTATTGATAATGCATATCATCTAATATTAGATGTAGAAACTAAACCAATTGAAGGGTTTGAAGGATTCTTTAGAGATAAAGATAATGAAAGTGAAGGTAGATATGAAGGTCAAATTGGTAGACTAAAAGCTAGTCAGTATGCATTTGCTGATGGTCAAACTAAATCTGGTGTTAAGATTAATAGAGATAGATCTATTTTGATATTTTTACAGAACTTATCTAATACGCTTGGTATTAATGATTGGTTTCTTGAGCAAGATAACGCACATGAAACAATTGAAGACTTTGTAAAAGCATTCAATGAAACTGCACCATATAAAGATAAATTTCTTGAGTTCTGTGTTGCAGGTAAAGAATATATGAGCAGGTCTGGTTATGTAAACTATGATTTGCATCTCCCAAAAGCTTCTAATGGTAAATATGCTTATGGTAATATTGAAGAAGGTAAAGTAATCATCTATAATGAAGATACACACCTTAAAAAGTTAGAAGTTAAAAATGTTGAGTCATTTGGTGAAGAGATTTCATTAAATGGTACAGCTACAGCCGAGGATTTCAACCTTGACTAAAACTATGCTAGACTAATAAGAAAGGGAGATTCTTATAGTCTCCCTTTTTTATTTAAATTTATTGGTATGATATCAACAAAAAATCTGATTTCAAATATTAATGATGTAAATAGTGAATGGATATTTGAGTATTATCTAAATCTAACTGAGAAGCTGTCAGGACAAGATGTAAAAATGAAGTCTATCTTTAATAAAGACCAGATACCGTCAATGTTTTTATATTGCAAAGATGGTAAATATAAATTCAAAGATTTTTCTTCAAGTAATCAAGGTGATGGTATTGAGCTAGTAAAGCAGATATATAATCTAGCTACTAGAAATCAAGCTATTAGTAGAATAATTAGTGATTATCAACAGTATGTAAAGTCTAATAGAGTACAAGTAAGTACAATACAACAGCATGATAGATGGAAAGTAACTGATCATGAGATCAGACACTGGAATAATTTTGATGCAAAGTATTGGTCTGAATTTAAAATTAGTAGTTCTATACTAAAAGAATATAATGTAGCTCCATTAGAATATTTTACAATGGAGAAAGAACTTGTAGATGGTAGCACTAAGAGTATTAAGTTCAATAAGACATTTACTTATGGGTATTTTAGAGAGGATGGTGAGTTGTATAAAATATACATGCCTAAAAATGTAGATAAGAAATTTATTAAAGTACAAGATTACTTACAAGGTACAGATCAGTTAAAGTATGATAAAAAGTATTTAATTATTACTTCGTCACTAAAAGATCTTATGGTATTTAGACAACTTGGTATTGGTAATATAGAAGCAATAGCTCCTGATAGTGAGAATACTATTATTTCTAGAAATTTGCTAGATAAAATTACATCAAATTATACTAAAACGTTTGTATTGTTTGATAATGATCAACCTGGTATTAATTCTATGAAAAAGTATCAAGAGATGTATGGTTTTGATTATATAATACTTGATATGGAGAAAGACTTATCTGATTCTGTGAAAAAATACGGAATAGAAAAAGTTAGAGCAATGTTACTACCTTTAATAAAAAAACTGATATGAAAAAACATTTGAAAAATAGAGTAAGAGAAGAGATGTATGAGTGGAATATTGAAATTGCTCATGGTAAAGTAATTCCATTTACAGATGATATGATTCCTGAAAAAGCTGTAGGGTTTGTTTATGTAATGAACTACTTAGCTAAAGATGGTCAAATGTATTCTTATATAGGTAAGAAAAACTTCTTTAGTAGAAGGAAGAAAAAGTTTGGAAAGAAGAAGTTAGCTGCTATGACAGACAAGAGAGCTAAGAAGTATGAGATAGTTATTAAACCTGACTATAAAAATTATTTCAGTAGCAATGCAGAATTAAAACAAGCTTACAAGGATGGTAGATTAATATATAGAACCATACTTAAGATTTGTTTTAGTAAAGCAGAACTGACCTATCAAGAAACTAAATATCAATTTAAA